GATGACACCATTGAAACACTTTATTACGCAAATTTGCACTCATTTCCACCTAATTATTCTCAGAATAAAGAGAAAAAGTGGTTTAAACCAGTAAGAAAAGCAAAGAATTGGATAGTAGCATGACGCACCAAAAACAAAATAAAAAGCAGTCCCTAAAAGAAAGATTAGGAAAAGATTATCCTTATATTGATGCTCCCACTGAAGTAGAGGGAGAAGGAAAGTGGGACAGGCGAAAAAGATATAGTGAAATGAGATTTAGTGACTGGGAGAATCCAGATATTGAAGATGTAACATATTGGCGGACGGAAGATGAATTTACAGGAGCAATTCGTCATCCTAGAGAATCTGCCATGTCTAAAGCTGAAAGGCGATATAACAGAGGTCGACAAGGTCATTGGCATACATCTTTGGCGAAGATGGAGTCTATGTCAGATATGTTTCATGGGAGTGCCGCTTCTGGAAGTAAAGGCGTAGTGACAACTGGTATAAACGCTCGACTTTATCCTGATGAGTATCCTGAAGGAGAGTTTAATAAAAAATCTAGTGTACTTTCGGGACTTCAGTTCCCTAGAAAAGACGACCTAAAATATCATAAAGAGGATATTGGTAAGCTTCAGAAAAGATTAAAGCAGTATGGATATGATTTAGGAAAAACTGGGGTTGATAAAATATGGGGAAAGAAGACAGAGACTGCCTATCAACAATATAAAAAAGACTGGTATGAAGGATTAGGGGTTGAAGAAATTATAAAGAAAAATACTTATAATAAAAAAGTAAAAGATTTTTTAAAAAAGAGACAGAATTCTGTAGAAGATAAACTTATTGACTCTATGAAGAGTAAGAGCAATTATTAGCTTTGATTAGCATCCCACAAATACAATCTCTTGTAAAGCAAACTTGTCTAAGGATGGGGACTAGATTCGCAACTGACGACGCAGTTCAACTTGTTGTTGCGACTGGGATTGTAGAAAGCAGATATGAATATATTCGACAGTTAGGTGACGGGCCTGCTAGAAGTTTCTGGCAAGTAGAGCCCGCAACCTGTGTAGATAATTTAATGCACTATCTTAAACATCGCCCAGGTTTAATGCAACAATGTGCAGCTGCTAGTTATGTAGATGTTAAACATTGGCAAACCTTCGAGGAATCAACATGGGGAGAAATATTGGAAAGAAATATAGCTGCTGGTATTGTTCATTGTCGTTTAAAGTATTGGAGAGTTCCTAAGAAGATGCCTAATACTATAGAAGGACAAGCAAAATACTGGAAAAGATATTACAATACAGAGCAAGGAAAAGGCGACCCTCAGCATTTTATAGATGTCTGTAGAAAGTATTTAGTATAATGGCAAGAAAAAGTAATAAAGTAAAAGCAGGAGAGAACTACCAACTTTGGAATAAGGCTAATACGGCTCAAAGAGGTAAATGGCAATTTGTAGCCCAGCGGGGTTATGATTTTTATTTAAATGAGCAACTGACGACAGAGGAAAGAAATGGATTGAGAGAGTCAGGAATGCCTGATTTTATTATCAATAGAATCACTCCAATAGTTGAAATTATGAAGTATTTTGTAACTTCTAATAACCCTAGATGGAAGGCTGTTGGTTCTGAGGGCTCAGACACAGATGTTGCCCAGGTTCATTCTGAGATATCTGATTACTGTTGGTATTTGTCTAATGGTAAATCTCTTTATTCTCAAATAGTTTTAGACGCTCTTACCAAAGGGATAGGATATTTTCATATAGATGTTAATTCTGATGCTGATAATGGTAGAGGAGAAGTAGAGTTTAAAAGAATAGACCCATTTGATGTATTTGTAGACCCTGTTTCTAGAGACTTTTTATTTAGAGATGCTGGTTTTATTACTGTTAGAAAAGTTTTATCTAAGGCTCAATTAAAGTTATTACTTCCTGATTATTCCTCAAAAATTGAAAGGGCTACAGGCTCTGTGAGTGTTTCTTCTTATTCTGAGACGGATTTTAGAGACAGAGATAGTATTGTATCTGAAGATATTGGTGGAACTTTTAAAACTTCTGGGGAGGATGAGGATTTAATTTCTTTCTTTGAATGCTATAAGAAAATTAAAGTTCCTTATCTCGCATTAATGGTGAGAGCAGTCCCAACTCAAGAAGAACAAGAAGAAGCCCGTGAATTATTAACTGTTAAAATGAAGGAGTTTGAACAAGAGGTTCAGGTAAGTCTTCAGGAACAATTAACCGCTATCCAACAATCATTAGCTAATGGTGAAATTATTGAAGAGAGAGCTGTCCTAGAATCCCAAAAAGCACAAAAAGAGGCTCAGAAAGCTATTGATGAACAAAGACAGCGGGTACAGTCTGAGGTGCAATCAAAGTTAGAGAGGGTGGAAAGAAAGGTAGTATCAAAACGAGAATATGATATAATGTCTGAGAACCCTAGCATTGAAGAAAGAATTGTTAGTGCAACTCCATTCAATAAAACTCAAATACAATTAACTTGTAGTTGTGGTGAAGATACATTTTTATATGAATATGTTCTCCCTTTTGAACACTATCCAATAATTCCTATTCCATATACATACACAGGTACTCCATACCCTATGTCAGCAGTTGTTCCTTTAATTGGCAAACAACAAGAAATTAATAAAGCTCATCAAATTATGATTCATAATGCTAATTTGGCATCAAATCTTAGATGGATTTATGAAGAAGGTTCTATTCCTGAGGAAGAGTGGGAACAATATTCTTCGTCTGCAGGCGCATTGTTAAAATACAGACAAGGATTTCAACCTCCTACACCTGTACAACCAGCAGCTATTAATAATGCTTTTTATACCATTACGCAAGAAGGTAAACAAGATGTAGAATACATTAGCGGTATTTATTCATCAATGATGGGAAATACACAAGCTCAACCTGAGACATATAGGGGTCTTTTAGCTAATGATGAGTATGGAACTCGTAGAATTAGAGCATGGATGAATAGTATAGTGGAGCCTTGCCTAGAGCATGTTGGTAAATCTTTTAAAGAAATAGCTCAAAAAACTTATTCAACAAATAAGGTATTTAGAATTGTTCAACCTGAAGCTGGGCAGATAGATACTAATGTTGAAGAAAAACAAGTAGAAATTAATATTCCTATCTACAACGATTATGGAGAGGCTATAGGTAGATGGATGGATTACGAAACAGCTCGCTTTGACGTAAGAATGGTAGCAGGGGCTACATTACCAGTCAACAGGTGGGCTTTATTAGAAGAATATTTCAGATGGTTCCAGGCTGGATTGATAGATGATATAGCGATGTTAGCTGAAACTGACATCAGAGGTAAGAAGCAAGTGGCTCAAAGAAAGTCATTGTACTCACAATTATCTTCACAAGTTCAGCAAATGGAGGAAGCGTTAAAAGATAAGGAGGGAACTATTGAAACCCTTGAGCGTCAGTTGGTACAGTCAGGTATAAAGATGAAAGTACAACAAGCTGAAGGAGAAATAAGAAAAGATGTTGTGGATACGGAAGCCCAGCAAAAGACCTTAAGAGGTCTAATGCAAGGGGAGTTCCAGAACATGAAAAAGGATATGGCAAGAGCCATTGAAGACGTTAAACAAACAGAAAAATAATCTTGGATTGAATACCCACAGATGGTTAAATTAATTCTGTTTATAAAAAGGAGTTTTTAACATGCCAGACATACAACAGAGCAACACTCAAATTGAGTCCCCTGATATAGATGTCTTAAATATTGAGAAATCAAACGATTCTGGGGATGATTCACAAGCATTTTTCGATGCTCTGGATAAATCCGCAAACGGAATTGTTTACGATGACGAGCCTTCTCAGTCAACCTCAGAAATGGATACTGATAACAACGTGTCTCAGAGCCCTGAAGACGGTAACGTAAGTCAACCATCTAATAACACAGATGTAGGCAACTTACAAGACCGATATTCGGCATCGAGTAGAGAAGCAAAGAGGTTAAACTCTAAGCTTTCCGAACTTGAACCATATATGCCGATATTGGACGCTATGAAAGAAGACCCTAAACTAATTACTCATGTGAGAAATTATTTTGAGGGTGGTGGTAATGCCCCTACGAGTATGAAAGAACAACTTAATCTTGGAGAAGATTTTATGTTTGATGGGAATGAGGCATTTGATAATCCTGACTCTGACTCTGCAAAAGTGCTAAATGCAACCGTTGATGGTTTAGTTCAACGCAGATTATCAGATTTTAGCCGTCGTCAAAGTACAGAAAATGAAAGACTTAATTCTGAAGAAGATTTTAAGCAAACTCATGATATGAACCCAGATGATTGGAAAGAATTTGTTAATTTTGCGAAGAATAAAAAACTTAGCCTTGATGATATATATTATCTAAAAAACAGAGAAGCACGAGACAGGAATATTCAACGTGCAGCTCAAGACGAAGTATCAAAGCAAATGCAAAGTGTGGGGAATAGACCTCAATCTTTGTCATCTGCTGGAAGTACCCCTCAACCAGACGCCTCTCCAGACGATAATGTTTTTGACCAACTTTTAGGTGGTGAAGATACAATAAACCGTCTACTTGGCTAAAGGTCGAACAGTCATTATAGAGTAGACAAATAAAACGACTGGAGTTTTATAATGGCACAATCAGACGCTACGTACCCCGTGGCAGGCGCATTATTTCAAAAACACAGTACGGGATTAGATGAAGGCTATGCGGCATCACAGGGCTCGTCGCTCGGAACTGGTGACCTTCGGAGAAAGTATAATTTCGCTGAGAGATTTACTGAGTTAGCAATTGCGCAAACTCCTTTCTTCAGAATGGTCGCTAAAGTAGCGAAGAAACCTACGGATGACCCATCTTTCAAGTTCACTGAAAAGAGACAGTCTTGGATGAAACGTTATGCATATGTAGTTGGTTATCGCGCAAATAGCGGTGACGACTCATTTGACAACGCTCTATTCCAAGCTGCAAAGGCTTCCTCTCCAGCAACTATCGCATTAGGCGACACGATTAAAGTATGGATGGCAACTGATTATCAATCAGCTGGTAACATACAAAATGTATCGGGTCAATCTTCTGGTGCAATAGCTGTTGGTTCAGCAGGAACAGCCCCTGAATTCCTTATGGATGACCAAATCATCCAAATTAACCTATCCTCAACCGCTCAAGGCGGCACATCAGTTAACGATTATTGTTTAGCAAGAATCATTACTGGTGGAGTAGGAGACCAAACTGACATATCTAATACCGCCAACACTGGTGGTTCTCAGGTACTTGCAGGATGCGTAGAAGCTAAATTGGTTGAAGCTAAAGTAATTAGAGCAGCTAGTGGAGAACTTTGTTCTTACTCAGGAGATGCTCCTGTATTACAAGCTTACGACAAAGATATCGCAACAGCTCTTGAGCCAATGCGTTCTTATGTTGTAGGTAACTCACAACCTGAAGGTTCTAGTTTAATAGGGAAGACATGGAAAGATAATCCTTATAGTACAGGTTACGGACAGACGCAAATCTTCCGTAGCGAATTTGGTATGACCAATACTGCAAGAGCAACTGTCCTTAAATACGAACCCAATGAATGGGCAAGAGTATGGAGAGACAAGTTAATTGAGCATAAGTGGGATATCGAACAAGCTGCACTATTCTCTTCTCAGTACACTGACGGTGATGGTGTTACTCATACACAAGGAGCAGTTGACTATGTTTTAAATTACGGTAACCAATTTGCTTGGACTACCGCTAAAACAGTTGACGATTTCCTTGATGATATCAGTAAATACATTGACCCACGTTATAATCAATCTAGAGCCACAGTTTATTTCTGTAGCACTGATGTTTATAACTGGTTGCATAAGCTTGGTGGTTATTTCTCACAAAACTTGGGTATTGATACTCAGTTTAGTGCTGATTTAGCTATCACTGGCCGCAAAAAGGTCTTAGGACTCGATATGACTACAATCGCAACTCCTTATGGAGATATGAATGTAACTCGTTGTATCGCACTTGACCGAAGCGCAGTTAAGATACTTGGTGTGAACTTAAATCATGTTAAGTATCGTCCGTTAGTTGGAAATGGTATCAACCGTGATACATCAGTTTATGTAGGTGTTCAATCTTTAGAAAACACTGGAACTGATAAACGTGTAGATATGATTCTGACAGAGTCAGGCTTTGAATATCAAATGCCTGAAGCTCACGCTGTCTGGAAATAGGCAACATAACTCTTGCTAGGCGAGGGGCTTAAGGTTTTTCACCTCCTTTCTGCCTTTTGCCCCGACCCTGGTGAGTTAACTTAGGAACATAATGGCACTTAAACTTTGGGAAAAAGTCAATAGCATAACAGGACAACCTACTAAAAGTAGAAAATTGCTCCCATCTCTCGAGGCTGGGGCAAGGTTTTTAGTAGCTTCTCTTCCTGAGAAGTTCTTATGGAGTATTGCATCTACGATTGAAGTAGATGGGTGGTCTAGCACTCAAACTGCGTCTGTAACCGCATCATGTGGAACTACCAGTGATAGCCCTACCGTGACATTAAGTTCTACAACTGGTTTACAAGTAGGAATGCTAGTAACGGGTACTGGAATACCAAATGGTACGACTATTTCTTCAATTGTAACAAATACAAGTTTAGGTCTCAGTAAAGATGCCACTGCATCAGCCACTTTGGATTTAGTTTTTAAACATACCTTGTCCGAGGGTTCAGGGATATCATACGACAAGATTTTATCGGTTTATAGAGAGGATGGTTTCGATTCTAACGGGAATAAAGTAAAAAGAATAGCAGAAGAGGTATCTGATAAGGGAGTTCATATATTTGATGAAGCTAATTCCTTATTAAGACCTACAAAAATGTTCCCTAAATTTTATAAATTAGCAGGAAAGATTTATATTAAACCAGCCCCTGATTATAATGATTCTACTACAAATCAGGCATATACAAAGGTAGGGGCATCTTCTACAACATCCATAACCGCAGGGACTGGAGATAAGGGAGTTATAGTATATGCAGCTCCTCCTACAATTGATGAAAATACAGAACAATGGATTTTAGCAGAATATGAGAATGTTGCTCTTTATTACGCATGCTCTTTAGATATGAAAAGGCTATGCCAAACTTATAGAGATACAATAACAACGCATTTAAGTACAATAACTGGTACTTATTTAGTCAATTTTGAATCTACTTTACCTACTTATATTAAAGTACCTGCTCCAGTGGCTCTTGTTTTACCTACTCTTTCAGGAACTCAAATTGATATAACAATGGATAGTATACCAGATTATGTTGACCAAACAATGACTACAATTCCTTCTTTTCCAAGTATAGAATCTCTTAGAGAAGAAGTAATGGAGGCAATGCCTTCTGTTACCTCATCTTTAACAGTGAGTGATTATCCTTCTGGAATGACAGGGTTCCCAGAGGCTCCTATTCTTCCTGTTCTAACAGATATGCCTATTATTAGCGATTATCCAACTTTAACAATGCCTACAGTACCAACTTCAGGAGTTATTAGTTATACTCCTCCTACTGATGTGTTGGTAACAGATTTTACAGTTACGGGTGCTCCTTTACCTGACTTTAGTCTTCCTCAGTTCACATTTGATTGGACTAACACAGATGATGCTCTTTCTAAGGCTCAAAACTTAATAGATACCAGTGCAAGCGTAGGGGGTGACCTACCAGGGACAGCTACTGATTTTGATTCAGCTCAGGAATGGTTAGAAGAAGAAGACCCTGAAATGGTAACCTCAGTATTAAATACTGCAGCCCAAGAAGTTTCTAGGGCTCAAACATCTATGGCGAAAGAACAAAGAAAATTAGAAGAATACTCTCAAAAGAGTGATGCAGAAATGTCAAGATATCAGAATCAATTAGCAAAATATAGAGCTGTTGTAGAGAAATCATCAGCTGAATTGCAAAATAAGGTTCAAAGTTATAATGCATCAATCCAGAATCAACAAATGTTAATGCAATCTAAGGTTGACCAGTATCAGAGGGATACAGAGAAGTATAATACTGAGGTTCAAGCAAAAGTATCCGAGTTTGAGAGAGTAGCCAATGCGAAGGTTCAGGAGTTCACCTCTAAGTCTACCTCAAAGATTAATGAGTTTTCTGCTTTGGGAACTTCTAGAGTTCAAAAGTATTCTGAAGAAGCTACTTCTGTTATTAACAAATTTAATGCTGAGGCATCTTCTCATACCGCCAAGTATACTGCTATTGAGAGTGTTAGAATGGCTGAGTATAGTGCAAAAGTACAAGAAAAATTAGGTACATATACACAGAAGTCTACTCAGGCTATTGGTCAATTTAGAGAAAAGGCTAACGCGGCTATTTCTGAGTGGAGAGAGAAGTCTAATGTTTATATCCAAGAATACTCAGCTAAGGTTCAAGAAGCAGTCCAGAAGCATCAAGGAAAGTCAGGAACGGCTATTGCTAAGTTTAATGCATTGTTGCAAGAAGCCTTAAGTGAAGAGCAACGAAAAACTCAAGCTTTTAGTGCGGAATCGAATCAAGTTATCCAAGATTATGGAGCAAAACTTCAACAGCATCAATCTGACATTGGGCAAGAAATACAAGATTTTGGTGGAAAGATGCAAAAGGCTGGTCAGTATTTAGCTGAAGCAGGAGCCTTGGTTGGAGTAATAAATCAATTAAATACTCAATGCCAAATGGCTCAACAGGACTCACAAGATTATTATCAAAGGTCAATTGGTGAATTAAAGGCTATAACAGGAATGTTAACAGCTCCTCCTCAACAACAACAAGAACAAAGAAAGGAACAAGGTTCGGCTACCTAATGGCTAGGAAAAGAAGGAAGAGAAGAGTATCGAAGCCAAGGAAAGTAAAAAGAGCTAAGTCATCTAGAATGAAAAATTTATTAAGAAGTCGTAAATCAAGACGTAGAAAAGCTAGACATTCTAGAGCTACTAGGAGAAAATAATGACAGTTTTAGAAGTAATGGAAAGAGCTGGAATAAGAGATACCAATCTTGCTATCGCTTGGGTAAAGGATGCTATACATTTAATAGAGTCTACTCAAGCAGAAAACCTTAAAACTAAGAAGATTAATATAACTAAAAATCAGCGAGATTATGATTTACCAGCTGATTTAATATCCATAAATTCTATTAGTGTTTTAGATACTGAAGATGACAATAAGTACAAGAAAATTAGAAGGATATCTGGTGAGCATTATATCACAGAGGATGAAAATCCATGAGTTTTGATACTAGTTCAAATTATTTTTGGCGTATCAATGGTCAGAAAATGCAACTGTATAGATACAGGAAGAATAGCTTTTTGACTCCTGATGTTAACGGTAGGATAAATGCTGATGATAATGAGTTAATATATCCTGATGAAACTATTAGCGAAGGTCTTAGGGTTGAATATAATGCATATGTAAAACCATTTGTAGATTTAGACCCAAATACTTTAGCTACGGATACCAATGAAACGACATGGACGAATCCCACTTTAGCTGAGGTTACATCCCCTGAGGAGACTAGTCATATTAATTTAAATAGGATGTTAAGTTTAGCTTGTGTTTGTTTTGTTCAGGCTCAAGACGCAGCTAAACAAGGGAATATTCAATTGAAAGAATATTATATGAAAGAATTTTACAAGAAACTTGCTGACAATGAGAGCAATAAGAGAAAAATATCTATTTCTCTCTCAAGTCCAGTAAGTAGTGTTAGATAACAGGAGAATAGAATGGCATCAACAAGA